TAGGGAGCGGCCGTGCCGATCGTGCTGTAGGTGAGCGGCGAGGTCGAGAGCACGCTGCGCACGCCGCCCGCCTGCACCTGCGGCAGATCGGTCGATTGCACAGTGACCGATCCCGTACGTCCATTGAATTGCGTCACCCCCGCACTGTCCGGCCACGGCGTGCCGGCGACCGGCGTCACGCCTTGCAGCAGCGGCATGTTGGCGGCATCCACGGATGCCACCGCATAACGCGCCGCCTGCGGGCTGTCGGCCACATCCGAAAGCGTCAGCTGGCCACTCAAGATCGACAGCAGCTCCTGCGCCGTGGGTGTGGCGGGAGAGGCCTGGACGCCTTGACCGACGATCACGGCCATTCGGTGGACTCCTGGAACTGGATCATGAAGGCGCCCACCGCGCAGGAGGGCGGCGCGGACAGGTTCAGCTCGAGCCCCAGATAGCGGTCGGTCAGGGAGGTGGTGCCGTGCACCCAGTGGTTCTGCGTCACGTCCAGCGCGCCGAAGGACTGCGACGGTGACGTGCTCTTGTAGCCGACCAGGTTCCACGTGCCGGTGATGCTGCGGCCGGTCGGCGGCGAGGGCAGCAGGCCATCCTGATACAGCTCGAAGCCCGCGTTGATCGCCCGCTTGTTGGCGGCGCCGTTGCCGCAATCGAACAGCTTGCTGTGCATGACCGCATTGCGCACGGTCACGAAATCCGAGCCGAATTGGTAGACGTAGGCGCCGTTGGTCACCCAGCCGGACAGGCCTTCCCAGATGATCGTCGCCGTGGACACCCAGCTCAGGGAATCGGTGATGGTGGAGAACCACTGGCCGGTATCGACCAGCAGGTTGTAGCCCGCGCTGGTGGTCAGCACATTGCGGCCGTACACCTGCGAGGCGAACAGCGCCTGCGAGCCGTCGAAGTTGTCGCCCATGTTGTTGGCGATGTTCTGGCCATTGAGCCCGCGGTAGCCCCAGAGGCCCGTGTTGGTCACCAGGAACAGCACGTTGTCCAGTACCACCGCCGCGCGGTCGGTGACCAGTCCTACCGAGGAGGAGACGGGGGTGACGAAGAAGGTCGTGGACAGGGCGGAGGAGTCGGCCACGTTCTGCACCTGCACGTTGTTCAGTGCCATCATGCCCGAGCCGATGATGTAGAGCCAATTCTGGGTCGCCCGCAGGGCGATGATGAAGCCGTTCATGGACGGATCGGTGATCGCAAAGGCGCCGGCGTAGTCGGCGTCGTTGAAATCGTTGTAGCAGTCCGGCGCCGTGTAGACGATTTCCTGGCCAACACCGATCCACACCCGTCCGGCATAGACCGCCAGACACTGACCGGTCCGCGCCGCGTTCAACACGTTCCACGTGGAACCCGTCCACGACCCATAGCCCTTGGCCACGTCCACCCACAGCATGGCCTCGGGATTGCCATCGGCATCGGTGGCCTGCCACTTGTCGATGTGCAGGCCGCCCACGGTGGTACTGCCGGCCGCGGCGATCAGCACAAAGGTGCTGCCCGGCTTGGCGGCATACACGGAGCCATCGCTCATTTGCCCGATGATGTAGGGCTGCGAGGCGATCACGATGCCCCACGTGGCGCTGATGGTCTTGCCGCTGGGAGCGGCGATGGCATTGCCCGGCCCCGGGAAGACGGTCAGATGCCCCTCGCCATAGGGCATCAGGTTCTCCAGCTCCAGGTATTCGCCGTCCTTGAGCGCAGTGGGTCCGGTGGTCAGGTTGAGCGTGCGGAAGCTGCGCTCGATCAGCGTCAGGCTGCGGGGCTGTTGCGGCGAGGCGTTGGACGGGGCGGCCATGGCATCAGTAGAGGTTTTCGTTGTCGGGCCAGAGGGTCGAAAGCCGGGTGGTGAAGCGATTGACGGCCATCGCTGTCATGCGTTCGTAGAGCTGCAGGAACTGCGAGGCCTGATCGGCTTCACCCTGCGACAGCCGCGCCAGGTAGGCCGCGTAGTACGGCACCGGCTGGCGACACATCCGATCGGCGATCTGGCCCATCTGGCCGACACTCGTCAACGGCAACGGGTAGAGGATGCAGTCCAGCTCGTAGGTGTAGGCGTTGCTGGGCACCGGCCCCAGGAACAGGCTGTTGCCGTAGATGGCGAAGGCGTTGGGCCAAGCTTGGTAATTCGGCTGGCCGCGATAGGCCACGTTGAAGTCCGAATAGGCCATCGATTTCAGCGCAATGCGGTAGCCCACGTTGCAGGTGACCTGATCGATGCTGGCGATGCGCGCATCCAAGATGAGGGCCGACGACGCCGGCACGCTGGTGATCACGCCCGCCGCGTCCTGGATCACGATGCCACCGACCTGGCCCGAGCCTTGGGTGACGACCTCCAGCTGGCCCGAGCCATTGTCCTGCGCGGTGCCAGCGGTGCCAGCGGGCGTGAAGATCACGTTGGGCGTGACGCCGCCGGAGGCATAAAGGCCCGCGTCCTGATTCACCACCACCTGCGTGACGGCCGAGGGCAAGGTGCTGCTCAGCACCGCGGTCGCGGTGGCCGACAGCGGCACCGGCGCCCCATCGAAGGTGACCAGCGGGGGCTGGTAATAGGTACCGCCGTCCACCACGCCGACCGACAGCGAGGTACCGGGCGAATTGTCCACATTGGCGACCGCGACCGCCCCCCCGCCGCTGACCAGGCTGTAAGGCGGCGTGCCGCCGGAGGGCGTGGCGACGCCGGTCAGGGAGATGACGCCGCCGATGTTGAACTGCTCGATGCCAGCCGGCAGGACGATCGTCTCGCGCGTGCGCAGACAGCCCGTGTCCACCGCCGTGTGGACCCGGGCCTGATTGACGAAGTTGACCAGCTGGGTGTCGGTGAAATAGTCGCCCGAGGCGTCGTGCAACAGTGTGCGCGTATCCAGCAGATACGCCCACAGGACGTCCCCGTTATCGGTATAGTTGCTCACCGTTCACGGTTCACGCCGGACCGAAGTAGTAGACGGTGATGGCCGCCGTCGCGTTGATGCGGGCGTTGGCGCCATCGGAGCGGATGAAGCCGCCGGTGGTGACCGGGTAGACCGTCTCCCACGTGGTGCCGCCATCGATGGATACCTGCACCGACGTGTCGGCGGTCGGGAGCACCCACCAGTCGCCGGCCGGCAGCGTGAAGTTGCCTGCCGCGCTGAACACGTCGCTGTTGTAGGTGGTGTAGGCCGAACCGGCGCCGCCCATCGCAATGCCGGTCCCCGGGAGTAGCGTCTTGGCCGAAATCAGGCTCATGGCACGTCCTCGTTAGGAATGGGTGTAGCCGGTCGCCACCGTGCAGGTGGAGGGCTTGGACACGACCAGTTCGAGCAGGCTCAAGAGCGCGCCGATGAAACCGATCTGGTTGTTGATCAGGGTGGACTCGAACCCCGTGAAGCCGAAGCTCACATCCTGGTGGATGTACAGCGACACGTAGTTCTCGTTGAGGTAGTAGATCTCGCCCTCGGTCGCGTTCGCGTCCAGGTAGATCGGCACGCCGCCGACCGACAGCGCTTGGAACATCGCCGCGGCGCCGAACTGGCTGTCGGCGTAGGTGCCGCCCGGGTTGACGTTGTAGCGTTCCTGCGAGGTGAAGTCGGTCGCCAGATTGTGCCAGGTCAGCGGACCGGTCACGCCGAAGGTCGGCCGCTCGCCGAAGCCCGCGCTGGTGGTCTTGATGACGTCCAGCAGGGTCGAGTTGCGCGTGGGCGCCACGGTGCCCTCGGCGATCACGTTCGACTGCCAGTTCGTGTAGGTCGCACGGTTGATGCCGCCGTAGGTGCCGGTATTGCTGATCGCCAGCGGGAAGCCGCCGAGCTGCTGCGCGTTCGAGGCGTTGTTGAAGAGCGCGTTGGTCAGCATGGAGACCGCCTGGTTGCTGGCGTCGTCCATGGTCGCTTCCAGCAGCGAGACCACCGTCTCGTCCACCTGCAGCATCGACTGCATGCCGAGCAGCGGTACCGGGACCACCAGGCCCTTCAGGTTGAACTCCGCCGGCACCAGACCGGACATGACCTGCGGCGCGGGGAAGGCGCCGCCGAAGTCCGTCCAGCTGCCCGCCGTTAGCGGCGAGAGCTGCACCGGCACCGTCACCGACGACACACCGCCGGAGGCGGCGTTGGCCTTGGAGAACAGCAGCGCCAGCGTGGGCGAGGCTTGGTAGAGGGCGACGATGGCATCTTCGGTGATGCCGCGACGGGTGACGGCAGAGAGCTGGGTCCCGAGGGCCCCACTGGGTACGATACCGCTTCCGAATTGAGGCATGACGGCTTTCCTTCAATCAGTTCGTTGCGAGGAAATCCGCGCGGTTCTGCGCCTTGCGCAGGTCCGACACGGCAGCAAAGAGGTTGCGACGGCGGGCGCCGCGGCGATCCTTCAGCGCTTCCGCGAAGTTCGTCGGCAGCTCCATCATGCCGCTGGTGGGGACGCCGTTCCTCATCTTGGCACCCTCGGCCTGCTGCAGGCGCATGAAGCGCACGCCTGCCTCGAAGTCCTGGATCTGGTTGTCCTTCATGAACTTCTCGACCTGGCCGATCTCGGACGGCGCCAGCCCATGTTTCTCGCGGGCCGCCGCCAGCGCTTCAGCCTTGGCCCGCGCCGCGCGCTCGGCGTCCAGCTGCGCCTTGACCTCGGTCAGGCTTTTCTCGTGATCGGCGCGCAGTTGCTCGATCGCATGGCCCATCTCCACTTCCGGCACCACGATGTCCGGATGCAGCTTGGCGGCGGCGCGCAGCGCCTCGCCGCGGATCTTGCGGTACAGCGCGGGGTCACTGCTCTTCAGTTCCGCGAGGACGGCAATTTCTTGTTCGTCAAGGGCAGGCATGACGTTACCTCTGGGCAATGATCGAAAGGAAGGGACCGGGCGACGACGCACCGCCGCCACCGCCGCCGAAGTTGCTCGTCGCGGTGGTCGGGGCCGCCGTAGTGGTGGTGGTCGGCGTGGTGGTCGCGGTGGTCGCGGTTTGCGCCAGCTGCTCACCGATGCCGCGCGACCAGTTGATGTTCCCGGTGAGGGAACCGTAGGTCGGCGCGGACAGCGAGGGCCGGTTGCTGGCCATTACGGGTTCCCGCGCTTGCCGACGTGCGCGATGCGGCCGTACGGAGCCTTCTTGACCGCGTTCGCCACCGCCTTGGCGCCCCCGAACTGCGGCACCCACGGCTGGTTGATGAGGTTGGAGTAGCGGCGCGGCTTGTCATCCACGGTCGGCGCCGTGACATCACCGCCCTTGTTGGGCGTCAGGTTGTTCGGACGGATGGCCATTTAGGCTGCCTCCTGAGGGGACGGGGCGCCACCCATGGCGGGCGAACCCGCGACCTGCTGGGCGGCCTGTTGCGTCTGGGGTGCCGGTTGGGCCGACGTGCTCCAGCCGGAGAAATACTTGCCGAGCTTCTTCACCGTATCGAGCAGCGCGGTGTGCTCTTCGGAGCCGACCGGGAAGTTGGGCAGTTCCGTGCTGATCGCCTGGATCGCCTGCATGACCTTGCCGCGCGAGAGCGCGGTCTGGCCGTCCGGCGAGGCTTGGTTGGTGGCCGGTGCCGGCGCAGCCGCGCCCTGGGTCTGCCCACCCATGGGCAACGGCTGCGACAGCGTGCCGAGATTCGGCGTGGCCATGCGTCAGCGCATCGCCTTGCGCGTGGGCTTGCGGCCCGAACTGCGCGCGGCGATGGCCTTCTTGATGTTGCGCTTGGCCGCACCCGTTTGCATGGCGGTTGCCATTACTTGCGGGCCTTGCGACCGCCCTTGCGGGCCTTGCGATGCGACTTGCGAGCCATGACGCTCTCCTTCGATTGACGGGCGGACGAACGGTTCCTAAGTGGAACCTTTTCAGAGATCACCCTGGTTCTCTTTCATCCCCTGACGGGGAACCCGTGCGCATGCCAAGGCACCGCACTGTCGCCTTTCTAGAACCGGTTCACGCAAGAAGTCAAGGTTTTTTCGAGGCACGGTCTGCCCAGACGTGACCTATGGCTTCTGCTCGATCCGGCGCTCTAGGCCGGTGGAGAAACCGTAGCGGTCATCGTCACTCATTCCCTTCTCGTTCCTGGCAGAAAGAGTGGACCTCTGCCCGGTGAAAGGAACCCGTGTCGCGGGACGCCCCCATTCCTTTCGCCATGACTCTGGGCCGGCTCACGCCGACGTCACTTGCCACGGCTCTACCCGGTCGCTGGAGGAACGCCGGGGCGAGGGTCGCGGAGAGTGTGCTCCGCGCCTCGGTGTACTCTGACGGGCAGCCCATACAGGCCCACGACTGTCGTGCGTCTTGACGGCGACAGGCTTGCAGTTCCCGAAAAAAGAGGTAAGATGGGTCCCGCAAGTCCGTCGCGGGACGAGCATAGCCCTCACCGGCTGGAGACGCAAGTCTCCTTGAAGGCTCCGACATCTACCCCTTGGGTGTCGGGGCCTTCTTTTTGGGTGAGTGTCAGGCGCGCTTCTTGCCGAGGCCCAGCAGGCTGGTAAACAGCTGCCAGCGGTCGTTCTCGGGGGTCTGCTGGATGGCCTGCTGGACCTGCTTCTGGTGCTGCTTGTCGCGCGCCTTCATGCGCATCTTGAGCGCCTCGGACATCGGCGGATCGGCCAGGTCCAGGAAATCGGTCTTGTCGATGATGCCCAGCTCCATCAGCTGCGCGGCGTCCTGCTGCGCGCGGGTGGCGAACAGCGGCGAGGCCGAATGCGCGGCCACTTCCACCATCGCTTCCTCCGGCACCTGCGCCATGAGGTAGCGCTGATCGTCATCATCGACCAGCACCGTGTCGTCGTAGCGCTTGGCCAGCTCCATCAGCAGCGAGGCGCCTTCCGCCACTGCGCGCTCCACGTTCTGCATCCGGCGCGTCAGGCGGCTGGCGCCCGCTTCCATCATCGCCCGCGCGTGCGCGCCGCCACGCTCGTTGCCTGAGGATTGGCCCTGCAGCATGTCGGTGAGGCCAAGCGTGTTGGAAAACATCGCGTCGATGTCGTTGATCAGCGCGAAGCTGATTTCCGAGACCTGCGGCGTGAGCAGGTCGATCTTGGCGCCGGGCACCTGCGAGGAACCCAGCAGGCCGCCGCGGCGCATCACGGCCGCCGCCTTCTCGTCGGTCACGCCGCTCAGGCCGCTGGCCACCATCGGCGGGTTGGCCTGGCGCGCGCACAGGCGGTCGAGCTGGTTCATGCGCTTCTCGCGCAGGGCCTGCAGCGGAATCAGCTGCTCCACCGTCGAGCGGCCCCAGAACCATTCATCCACCGGGTCCGGGGTGAGTTTGACGAACGGATGGTGCTCGGGCAGGAAATCGTTCGGCCGATCGGACAGGATCAGGTCCTTCTCGATGATCTGGAAGATGCGCCAGTCGCGGGTCGCATCGTCGCGCACCCACATCTCCTCGATCTCCAGCGTCGGCGAATCACCGCCGTAGTCGGCACTGACGCTGCCCCAGTCGGTCACCGCGCCGGCCACGCCCTGCGAGACGCCGCCGGACCACCCGATCGGGTTCATCTGGCCCACTGCAACCGCGCCGCGGCTGGGGCTTTCGCCGCTGTTGCCGTTGCCCAAGCGGCGCATCCACGCGTCCACCTCCGGTCCGGGCATGCCGGCGGAGACCAGCCACAGGCGCACGGTCTCCCCATCCAGCCGATAGGTGTGCAGGATCGCCTGTTGATCTTCCAGGTCCGGCAGGTCGTCGCGCCACACGCCCAGGTCAAAGGCCGCCACCGGCAGGCAGCGCGGCTTGCCCTCGGCCCAGCGGAACTTCAGGAAGCTCGAGCCATAGACCAGGCTCCAGAGCGTCTGGTTGCTGTAGGCCTCATCCGCGCAGGACTCGTTCCACAGCGTGCGCAGGCGCACCGCGGCGGTCTCGAACAGGGCGATCTTGCCGGCCTTGGCCACCGGCCCGGCGTTGAGGCTGAAACGCACGCTGCGCGGCGCGTACAGGTAGCCGGCCAGGGTGTTCACCTGCGGGCAGATCATGTTGTAGCGCGCGCCCCACTCCGGGGCGCCATGCAGGTACCAGCTGCGCCACGTGCGCGCCTTGGCGCGCCGGTCGTCCATCGAGCGACGCAGGCGGGCGAGCGTGCTGTACAGCCAGTCGATCCGTTCCGCCGGCGCCTTCGGGATGCGCATGAGCTAGTCCACCTTGTCGTATTTGCCGGCGATGATCGTCGTGGGCCGCGGCATCGTGCCCAGCGGGTTCGCCTGACTGCCTGGCATCGCACGACCGATCACCTGCGCCGGCGCGACCCAGCCGCCGGCCAGGCCGCCATTCGCTTGTGCTTGCGCCCGCGCGGCCGCCACGCGCTCGTCCACCGGCTTGGCGTTGCGCTCGAAGGTGGAGAGGGAGCGGTTCTGGTTCGTCAACTCGGTCTCCAGCAGTCGGTCGGCGGCCTTGAAATCGGCACGGCGCTCGGGGCTGGCGACGTAGGGCGCATGCACGATGCGGTAGGACGGGCTGTTGCAGTCCGGACAGGGGTGGCTGGGCGCCTCCTCGCCCCAGAAGATCACGCCCTGGTCGTCGCACACGAAGCAGCCGAATTCGTAGATGCGCGTGCCGGCGCTCCCGCACAGGCGGCAGAACGACTGCGTGAGATGGTCTTCCCACTCGGCCTCCGCCACCTCCGGCGCCCAGCAGTGGAGACAGCGCCAGCGCTTCATCACGAAGAGCCTCCCTCCAGCTTGGACTTGATCCATGCCAGGTCCTTTTTCAGCTCATCCACGACCGTGATGTGCTGAAGGTGGGCAATGACGTCGAGCGCCACGAGGGCGATCAAGATCCAGAACAGGGCGGTAATCATCGGGAAGATCCTTTGCGGGTGGAGCGGGAGGACAGCTTGCGGCGCTCGCGGGCTTGGATGCGCTGCTCGGTCGCCTTGCTGATGTGGCCGGCATGGTAGGCGCGCGAGGCACCGGAGATCGCCGCGCGCTGGTGCTTGCGGTCGTAGTCCGGAAAGGTCTTGTCCGGCCCCGCGAAATCCCGCGCCGGGCGCTTGCGACGTTCCGCGGCGGTCAGACGGCTCATGGACAGTCCTCCGGTCTTAGGGTGGCTATGCGGCGATGATCGTTGGTAAAGCCAACGCTCAGAGCATGCTTTGCGTGCGATGCTACTGCAACTCGTCCCAGGATGCGTAGCCGTAGGAAGGCGTGGACCAGAGCGCATCCTCGGCGCCCGAGCGGATGCCGTCCAGCCAGTTGTGCACCGCGCGATCCAGCGGCGCGGCCGGCCCGCGGCCGTAGCCGGCTTCGGCATGGGCGGCCAGGAGTTCGGGCAGCACCTGCTGCTGCCAGGCCACCACGCCCAGCGCCATCGCCACCACGCGGTCGTCCTTGTGCTGGCCTTCGGCTTGGATGCGGCTGCCGTTCTGGGTGACGTAGCGCGCCTCCTCGGGCCATTCGGGGCTGTTGACCGTGACCATGCCGCGCTCGATGCCGTCGCGCAACAGGTTCATCATGATCTGCTTGGTCTTCCAGGTCGTCTCCCATTGCAGCAGCCGGCCGCCGGAGAGGCTGTCGGGGCGACGGTACAGGT